TTTAGAGGCGATAAAGGAAAACCTGATTGTGATTGGGATTGGGATTCTTGGCATCCTGTCAATGGTAACTATGTTTTTACCGAAGGGAAGCAAGGTAAGGAAGTTTTTAAATTTTTTAACAAAGAAGTAACAGATTGCAATGTGCCTGAACCCGCTAGTATTAGCTTTGTTCTACTAGCATCCGTCACATTATTATTTATAAAGAGAAAATTTGCATTATGAAACAAGACGGACAGTTTAGCGTAAGAGAAAAAGAGTGGGTGGAGACTGCATCTAAATATATAGAGAGCAAGCACCTTCCCATCTTGGGTCAGATACTAAAGATTGTAGATACAACCTCTTTGATGATTGGTCGTGCGTTGTTTGTAGGGATAGTTCTAGCGGGTATAGCATTGTTAAGTGGAAAATTATTGAAATGAGTAGAGTAAACGAAGCGGGAAACTACACCAAACCTACCATGCGTAAGACACTATTCAACCGCATCAAGGCAGGCACGAAGGGTGGCAAGGCAGGGCAATGGTCTGCTCGTAAAGCACAAATGCTAGCTCGTATGTATAAATCTAAAGGTGGGGGATACACTTCTTGAAGGCACCGCAGACAGCGTTAAACAAATGGACAAAGCAGAAGTGGCGTACCAAGTCTGGTAAGAAGTCATCTGTTACAGGCGAACGCTATCTACCAGAGGCGGCTATCAAAGCACTCACACCACAGGAGTATGCCTCAACAACACGAGCTAAACGTAAAGGAACTAAAAAAGGTAAACAATTTGTAAAACAACCAAAAGGTATCGCAAAGAAAACAGCGAGGTATAGATAATGGCTAAGAAAGAAAAATCAAAAAAACAAGTATCTGACAACTACAAGGAAAGAAATGATCGTGAGGAAGAACGCATCAAGGCTAGAAAGAAACGGGAAGCCGAGCGTAGACAGCGTGAAAAAGGCGTAACCAATATGCCATCTAACATGGAAGATATGGATGAAGGAACAAAGCGTTATTTAGAAGAAGTTTATCGTAGAGCGGCTAAAGATAAAGGTGCTTACGGCATGGCTGACACTCTTATAAATAAAGGTAAAGATAAAAAGAAAAGCCAAAAACAAAAATCTAAAACTGTGATGGGAAAAGCTAAATGAGCGTAGAATTATTGGCAATGTTGGGTGGTAGCCTTAGTGGCTTTGTGATGAAACTAATTGCGGCACAGGCACAATCGCAGACTGCAATGGTTGAGAATATGATTAAGAAGCAAGGTGTCGCTGATGACTCCGCTGATCGTGCGGCTAGTCGTGATGGACAGGCGGGTGCTATCGTTCGTAGAACTATCGCTTTGTGTACTCTGTTCGCTGTGATCTTTGCACCATTTATGATGGCGTTTTTTAATGAGCCAGTAACTATCGAGGCAGGCGAAACTGGTGGTATTTTTGGATTCCTGTTTGGAAGTTTGTTTAGTAAAGGAAATGGTTGGATAGAATTACAAGGATATGTGCTACTACCTGAAGTCAGACAGACTATGCTAGCACTCGTTGGATTCTACTTCGGATCATCGCAAGTAAAATAGATTTGCTATCTAAATTTTAGATGGTACCATCGTAGGTTAAAGGTTTATCCTGTGGGTCTGTTCATACCCATTCCTCTCGTGTTTGGTCAGCATGAGTAAAAGCCTTAAAATGACCATTTGTTTATTAACCATTAACGGAGGACGTATGTCTATGTATAAAATTGTCGACTGGAAGGGCAACGAAGCGGTAGTAGAATCAGGTAAGTATAATAGAAGTGAAGTATTACAGTTGGCGTGGGAAAAGAATCCTAGCATAGAAAAGAATGGCACATTCCAAATCTTAGTATTAAAGTCTTGACAATGAATTTAATATTTATATATTGGTATTAAGATCGTTCAAGCTGTCCAACGTGTGAAGGGTTTAATTTTGACCCTTACCTGCGGTGACGCTCGGAAGTAACTCATAGTGAGCGAAGGAACGCACTAACATTGGAGGTATTACAATGGAAGTGACTCTCAACTATCGGGGTTCAACTTACGTTAAAGTAATTAAGTTGGATAAATAAAAAAGGGGCGACTAGCCCCTCTTATGTGGTATAGATTCTAGACTGGTACAGATTCTAGACTGGTACAGATTCTAGACTGGTACAGATTCTAGACCAGTTACAGCCCATCAATCTCTCGTTCCTCTAAGGGTTCGATACCCTCGCAGTAAATGTTATCATCCTCTGCTTCTTCGTATAACAACAGGTCAATCGTATCTTCATACAGGAAAGACATCACTGATGCTGTTAGTTCTACGCAGTCCTCAACCGAGTCACTATCTGTTTTCATCGTTAGCGACACATCGTTTAGTTTGATTGTTACTTCAAGCATACGTTCCTCGCATATCTTATAGCTCGTTTAACACTCTCAACTGTTATCTCTAACCCATCCGCTACTGTTTCAAGGTCGTACAGCTTTACTAGCTGCTCGATCATTACTGCTTTACGCTTACTATATGCCATTTAACTTTACCTTTCTTGCTGAGTTTTTGTCTAAAAATCCTACCTCTTTCTCTACCCAGTTGCATCGATTGAACTCGGTGGTTTCGGGCAGCCGCTTCATCTGCCACTTGAACTCATAGTTATTCTCTACCAACTTGTTGACGTTGTAGATGTAACCAATCCCACCATACTCAGTGAGATACAGGAAGTCTTTGTTCATATCTCTGGACAACACAAGATTCTTATCGAACTTAACCTTCTCTATCAACCAGTCCGGGTAGTCTGCATCCCTAGCTTTGACCTCGATGATATACAGCTTGCACTCAAAGTCATACGGGCTGTACTGGTTGGCTGGCTCTATCATCTCACCCAATACTGGATAGAGTTCAGCCAAACTCTTAGCAATCTTGCGTTCCTTTTCTTTCATCGCACTCCCTTTGCAGGTTAGCCATTGCCCGCCAAGCCACCGCAGCCCAGTCCCCTTCTAGCAAATGACGCATTAGTGAATCTAGTTCGTCTTTCGATTTGCTTTTATCCCACCACACCTCGTCTCCGTGATGTTGCTTGCTACCTGCTACCGATTGCTTTGTTACTTCTATTATAGCATCGGGAAAGTATTTAATGAAGCCTGTGTAGACTGGTATATTCTTACGCTCTTGTGCGTCTGTTGGTAACATTAAAAGTACTTCTTTAGTTCAAGGAACAAACAAGCAAAGGTTAAACCTATAAGTGCTGCACCGATCAGTTCGTAATAAAATTCTTTATCCATTTATCATCTCCTGTATCATTGTGTAATACGCTTGCCCATAGTCAGAACCATCAGCTTTTGTTGTCTCGTGCAGCTCGGCTAGGGTTACTGTTGGTATCTTACATTTAAGTTTCGCCATCATCATTAGATACTCGTAACGATCTGGGAACTTATCTTTGAACCACTCGGTAGCGTGCAGTACATCCTTGTGCCACCAATGCAGGTGGTAGTAGGAAGATAGAACCTTCATATTGGTAGGGTCTAGCTCCATACACTTGTGAGTTCCCACATTCAGAACGTGGCTTGCGTGGCAGTTAGAACCTGATACAACTTGTCCGCTGTACTGGCAGGTATAATCATCACGCAACTTGACACACCGCTTCGCCTTCTCAACGAGCTTCTTGGTGTACCACGTTCTGTTGTGGGGAAGTTTCATTATAATAACTTCGTTTAGAAGGGAACGTCAGAGGTTTCCAACTTGGATGAGAAGTCCATAGCTACTTCGTACAGGAAGTTCTCTTGCTCTTCCCAGTCCCATACTTCCTTGCCCTTCACAGTTTTCTTGGTTGGTTCAGGCAGTCCGTTGGGGTTGTCTTTGGTATAAGCCATAGATACCTTCTCTTCACCCTGTCGTGCATAAAGGAAGTTACGACCTCGCTCACGATCATACCCTAGCCCTAAGAATAAAGGCTTGGCTGCATCGATGTTAGGCATACGCTTCGTATACTGACCGAAGAACTGCGAGTCGAGTGCTATCTGCAGTTTGAATCTTGCACCCTCATCATCAATAAGTTCGGTGATGAAGTTTGCACCATAGTCTGACTCGTCTACATAACACCGCTCGATTGTACCCTCGATGCCTGTGTACTGTAGTTCTTTTACGATCTTACCTGCGTTGACACCCATAGTAAGCTCACGCTCTACTGCTTTGGGGTTGTCGCTGTCGTCTGGTAAACGGATAGTGAATTTACCTTTGACGATTGTTACTATCTTGCTGTTACTTGTTTCGCTGTTAGTTAGTCCCATTGTGTTACTCCTATTAGTTAGTCTCTTGTTATAAACAAACCCAACCACTCGGTGTGTCTGTTTTTATTTCTCCATTCATAATATGGATCTAGTTGCTTGTAGTCAATACCTTTTCGTGAACTTTTGTAAGGAAATTCTACAACCTTTCGGATCTCGTTCTCTTTATAGATATGTCTTAATGCCATTCTCTATGCTCAAATGTTTGATACTGCTTGTTGAAGTGAAGGCTCGCTGTCGGGCTGATACCCTGTCGGTTCTTCTGGAACCTAGCGATAACGTGTCCGTCACCCTCGTGCTGTATGTTCTTTCCATTCACCTGCATACCCTCATAAGGTACATTCATTAGGAACAGAATCACATCGGCAAAGTTCTCTACATCTTTACTCCACGCAACCTCGTTGTTCTGGTTGGGGTGTGCAAGGATAATTATAGGTACTTCCAACTCGTCACGCAGATCACGCAGCTTACGGATGAAGTGGTCATACATCAGCGTCTTGCTGTCGAACTTCTTACCACCATCGTTAATCGATAGAAGGTTATCGATAAAGATAGCATCTGCACCATTCCTAGCTTCAGCGATAGCCCAACCTCGGATGTCCTCGATGCTCATACCCTTGTCCCGAACACACAACTCAAGCACCTTGATCTCCTTGTTGGCAGAGCGTGACCGACCTATCTCGCTGTCGGTTGTATAGCCTCTGGTTCTCATTGTGTAGGTGTTGACCTGCCCTGCGTGAGCAATCAATCGTGGCATCAACTCTGGCTTCAGCATCTCAATCGAGGCAAGCGGTGTACGCATCTCGTTGCGGTGTGCATTGACAATCCATTGCAACATAATCGCAGTCTTACCTGTCGACCGGGGTGCGTGTAGAATCATCAACTCTGAGTTCATCTTGCCTAGATGTTGTGTCCACTCATCGCACCACCAGTTGAAGTGACCGACATTACCCTCAATACAGTCTTGTATGAACTGTTCACCTAACTCGTCAAGCGGAGTGTCTTTATTAGTGCCGAGGGCTGACAGGTTTAAGGCACTTATTACCCTTTCTGAGACACTTTCTCCACCATAGGCTACTCCCAACCCATCTTGAAGTACAGAGATCTCCTGACGCAATTTTGAGGCTTTTCGGACACCCTCTGCGTAGTGCTGTGAGTGAGCAGGAACAAGTACATCGGACTGCAACCGAACCAAGTGGTCATAGCCACCAACCTGATACAACATATCCTTACTCTTAAGCCAAGCACCGATGGTAATCGCATCCATAGCCTTGCCCTCGTTGTACTGCTGTTGTAGTGAGTTCCATAGTTTTTCGTGGCGTGGGTCGTAGAAGTCTTTGGGCTGCAGGTCGATCTTTGGAATCAACGAGCAGTCTAGTAGACAGGAACCCAACACACCGAGTTCATCTTCTGGTGAGTGTGGTAGCTTCATTGCTCATCCTCCACTTCGATGGGTTCACACCACTCTTTACAGGATGAACATATAGCCATACCATTATTGCTACAATATACACTCGCTTCACAACAATTACTTAATTCATTCATTTCAATATTATCCTTTCTTCTTGTTTAACAACTATTTCGTTCTCCCACATTCTATTAGTGGGATTAATCCAACCTTCAAAGAACTTGCGATACTCGTAGTTTGTGTTATCGCAGTATCTAGGAATTGCTTTTAATACAGCTAACTTATCATCGTTAGATAACTTATTCCAGTATCTAAAAGCCTGTCTTTTAGTTCCCTTACGACCATACAGTTTCCAACACTCTTCAAACATAGTATCTTTTTTAGTATCTTCTTTAGTATCTGGTATAGGTGTTGCACTTTCGCAAGTTCCATTTGGCGGATTTGCAGAATGGAGATTGATAGAATACCACTTCGTTCTATCATATCCGATCTTGTTGTAGTTGCCGGATACAATTATTCCATCTCTCTCCATATCCTTCAACATCCTATGTAGCTTATGGGTTGACCAGTACGGATAATGTTTGTGCATATCTTCTACACTCTGATACATCCACACACGACCATCGTGTAGGCTATCTTTCTTCCCTTCATTCTGAACACACCAAAACCTAATGTGCTGCAGAAGTATAGCCTTCTCTACTCCATACTTAACCGCTTCCTCTACATTGAAAGCGTGCGATGTTCTAATAGTATTCATCTACATACACTCCTACACATTCCATTGCTTTCTTTATATGCTCCATCGCAAGGTAGTTTGACTCGATCTGCTCTCGACTAACATACCCTACGCTGAATCCTTGCTTGGTACTAGCACCGAACGCCACAACCAACGCACCCTCGATAGGTTGTTCATCGATAGAACAGTTCATCGAGTATATACTTGCCTGTATCTTGTGCTTCATACTTGGTTTCTTACTAGACTTCCAATCCACCACCGCACGAATCCGTTGTCCCTTCCAGTCAATGTACCCAACGAAGTCGGGCTGCCCTGTGATCATAAGGTTGTTGTCGTAGAACCTCTCCTCACCATACACAAACTCAGGACTGTACTTGTTGACGAAGTTGTCCCATCCCTCTGGTAACAGGTCGGACTCAGTACCATCACGAAGCCAGTTCTCAATCGCATCGTGCATCAATGTACCATTCTCAGCACACTCGTTCAAGGCTTCTTCGTACTTTTCAAAGGTGTCACCCTGATTGAATGCCCAACGCAACAAGCCGTCACCGCCTCCGTATGGGTCGAAGTACTTGAGGAACTTGGTGCAGCGAATGTATCTACCGCCAATGATTCTGCCATTGTCCATCTCAACTTCACCGATCTCGAATGTCATAGACTGGAACTGCCCGATGTGGTTCTCGTTCCACTTGATGTCGGAATCCCAGTAGGCATAATCAATTATTTTTGCCGTGCCGTACTCCAACGCTGTTTTCTGTGCGAGTTCAGACTTGGGTACATACCCGATGTGTTGGTCTTTATACATAACCTTGACCGCATTCGGGTCGTACTCGTTGTCTGGCTCTGCCTCGAAACTCACCACGCCACTAGGTCGTAGCTGTTTAAGTTCGGGGTTTCTATCTGTGGCGAATGTAACGCCTACTAATTTAAGTATCATTGTTTTACTCCTCTTTTAATCTGTATATACTAAACCATTATAGCAATCTCTTAGCCATTTTCTTACTTCTTCTTTGTGTTCAAAAAACGAAAAAACTTTTTCTATAATTACTCCATCACTTAGTACAGCTGATTCTTTTAAATACCAACTGTATTGGAAGTCTGGATAATCCTCGCCATCTTCCTCAACTATGGTTGGAAATACTACGGGAAATATATTGCCTTCATCTATAAGCTTCTTTACTGTGTCAAGATCGCATTCATTATATGTGAATCTATTTGTAACTAGCTTCATTATTTTACTCCTCTTCTATGTCGTTCGTAATTATCCCAACCTTTGGGTATCTGTGATCGTCTATGTGCTATTCTCTTTGGGTACCCCAAGTCAATTAGGGTTTGCTCAATATCTTCAAGCGTGTATCCGTTCTCATATTCCCAACGATACTGCGAGGATATACTCCGCAAATATGTGAAGTCTCGCCCTGCTGCAACTGTATCGTGTGAGCCATCAAAGAATACAATCGTAGCTATCTTGATCTTGAGGTACTTGTTTTCGATGGGAGCCAATGCAGTCTCCCAATCGTTCTTTGCTTTACGCCATACCTTGCGGTTCCAATGGCTACGATGCTTGCGTTCTGCTTTGGTTACATATCCATTCATCAGACACGATCCTTGTTTTGATATTCCCAAGCACCTATCTCGGCATCGATCATCTCTTGCGTTGGATGCTCGTCCTGTAGCTTGGTTACAATCCAGTCAGCAATATACATTGCCTCCTCGACTGTGTACTCCAACCCGGATATGTTGAAGCCTCGTTCTGTCCGCTCTATTTCCAATATCATTTTTCACCTTCTTTCATTTGCTTTAACGCTTTTAGTTGTATCTTTTTTGCTTTTAGTTGCTTGGCGTGAAACTCAACCGAGTACTCTAGGTCTTTAATCATTTCGTTTAGTGCATCATTATTCATTCCATTTCCTTTTCTGTTTGTATTTTTGATAATTCAAGTGAGTAATCTTCTTCTTCTTCATAACCCCAGTAAGATTCTGGTGGGTCGATAGGTGGCTCAATCATTTTTTATCCTTTCTTTATGTATAAACTACAGGCGTATGCCGTACTTGTCGATAATTTTAAAACACTTTTTTACATAGCCGTCTGTCTTGTGTTTCTTCTTCCAAAAATGGCATCCGCCATTGTGCAGCCTGAAATAATCTTCAGCGGTTGCCTTGTTGCCCGTGTTCAATTCGTAGCGATTCGCCCAGAATCTTAGGTAACGGACAACGATTAACTCAGCCGTCTCTCTGTCTCTTGCGTCCTCGTGGGTGTAGGTTGTGCCGTAAACCCTGTTGACATCTTCGACATAGCCCGAATGGATTTGATACATACCGAACGCCAAGCCATCGTCCCCATCTTTTACGTTAGGGTTGCCCCCGCTTTCCACCATTGCGATCACGAATAATAATCCCGCCCAATTCATTTTACCATCCCCATCAATGCTGATTTTGTTGCCTGAAAAGTTGCTGATATAGGCTTTCCATCTTGATCTATGTATTGATAGTTGAAAAGATTTGTGCCTTTGCCTTTTAGTTTTACTTCACCTAGAACTTTTATTCTTTTATTCATTTTTTTCTCCTATTTTAATTAAATTGGCTATCTTATCAGTACCCGATCACCACATCGGATAGACGGGGCGAACCCCGTTTCGATTTATGCAAATCTCCATTTCTCTAATTCTTGCGCCATTTCGTGCATTCGATTTATTTTAAACTCGACCTCTTTTTGCATAAAAACCTGCCAGCCATCCTTCTTGTCTCTATTGTAGATTTCTAATGCTCTTTCGTAATCGTATGTGCCTGTATGTAATTTTCTTATTTTTCCTTTATCATCCATTTGATTTACTAATATGACATATTTACTCATTTGCTTCTCCCATTTTAATTTAAATCCTAAGACCGCATCCCTGCGGTTTCGCCGTCTACGGCTCATCAGTTAGGCTATAGCGTTCCACTCCTCCTCATCATAGAGATCGGAATAGTCTTGCTCCGTTTGCTTGCCAACCCACTTATGAATTTTTATCTGATCCGCTACAGGAACGATGTGTTCGGTAGCACCAGAGTCACTCATATTACTTAGTTCGCCTGTCATCTCCATAGCTTGGAGTGTTGACGAGTAGTTGCCATAAGAAATAACTGACCAACCATCGTTTTCGTTGTTGAGTTCAACTGTGTACTTACCTATTTTTTTCGCTGTCGTTTTGATGTCTGACTCCTTTTTTATTGTTTATCCTAAGACCGCATCCCTGCGGTTTCGCCGTCTACGGCTCATCAGTTAGGCTTTTATCCCCCAATTTGGTACAATTCAAACCCGCCCGCACGAGGTAAAAACCAGTATTTAATAAACTCATCGGTACCTTCGTCCTCGTCATTGGTCAACTCTATTTCAACAACAACCCTATCGTATACCATTCCTAAGCGTGAGATTTTTCCCTCATCGCAATGTAAATCGATTTCGGGGTGCAGCATTCCCCCGCATTCGTACAAACCAGTTTTATGCGTGCCTTGTGCCTCATATAAATCATCGATGTATTTATTAATCATTGCTTCGATTCCGTAGATCTCAACTTCATTTAGATATCTTGTTTCTAACACTTCATATTTTGTTGATACTTTCATTTTGCTTATCTCCTGTTTTAATTTAAATCCTAAGACCGCATCACTGCGGTTTCGCCGTCTACGGCTCATCAGTTAGGCTACCATCCTCTTAACTGTTCGATCTGCTCCTCAGCTTGTTTAATCCATCCCTTCATCACTGAATGAGATTTTACGATGGTGCCTGCGATACCCTCTTTAGGTGATGTTTCCATTTGCTTGTAGGTGTCATCAATAAATTCCTGTATTGATGCGATCTTTTGATTTCGTTCTCTTCTGATTCTAATTGTTTCGATTATTTCATTTTTTGTCATTTGCTTGTCTCCTTTTAATTTAAATCGGCTATCTCATCAGTGCCTAGCCACCACGCTAGACAGACGGGGCGAACCCCGTTTCGATTTAATCCTCTTTTAGAAGTTTAAAGTATATATCGTTTCCCTGCTCATCTTGTCCCAGAGCTTTGGAGACTGCTACACATACCGCAAATTTTTGCTTCCAATCTGCCCTTGTTCTTTCTAGTTCACCATTATCCTCATATGAAGGTGCATCCATATCGTAATTTAATTCTTCCAATTCATACCGCTTTTTGGCGATCCCTTCCTCCAAGTCTAGCTTTTTGATTAATTTTTTTAATTCGTCATTCATTTGTTTTCTCCTGTTTTAATTAAATTGGCTATCTCATCAGTGCCTAGCCACCACGCTAGACAGACGGGTCGAAACCCGTTTCGATTTATAAAGGTGTTGTTAGTTGCTTACCTCATCGCAAAAGAATAAATCCTGCAAAGAATACTCCCTAGTATCGTGTTGAATACGTCTCAGGTAATCATCAAGGTTACTGGGGAATCTATTATCCTTCCAAGCCTTGGCAATAACCTCTCCATCTACCACAATGGCAACGCATTTCATCCCTCTGCTAGTCACTCCCCCTTGCCACCCGCCTTTTTTGACAGTTAACCAGTATATCTCACCCCTGTGCCTTCCCTTTGTATCAAGCCCGCAACAGTCATCAAGATCATCTTCATTCCAGTCAAACCATCTTGCACATAAATCACGAGCAAAACCCGATCCCATCCAAGCACTCTTAATTTCCCATTCTGCAAAATTTCCGTAATTCATTTGCTTCCTCCTATTTTAATTTAAATTGGCTATCTCATCAGTAGCGGTCACCAATCCGCTAGACCCTTAGGGTTTCGATTTTCCGGTCAGTCGTCCACGTACTCATTCATTGACCGCCTAAGCCTTAGAGGATGGCTGTTTCATCAACGTTTTATTTCCGCCTGCTGATTCGCGGCGAGTCGAGTTGCTTCGGTTGAAGGGTCTGACACTCACCGTCCACTGATTGTCCGTGTGGATTCGGCCTGACTGGTTAAGTCTGTCCTGACTTGGTTGCCGGTCTTTCATCATCACCGCTTGCTCTTGCAGTCGTCTTAGTGGGCTGGCTTGTTCCCTGCGAACGAGTACCAATGTACAAAAACCGTGCAGCGGTTCCAGCGAATAATTTTGTTAAAGAAAATTAAGTACTTAAGTTGCTGTCAATCAACGACTTACGAAAGAATTTTTTTTCATCTTTTTTGGGGCTTCTTTCCGATAACTTGCATAAATGAAAATCAACTTATGTAAACCCTTGATATTCAATGACTTACGAAAGAGATCGTTTACATATTTTTTATAAGTAGTTAACAGTCAATGACTTAGAGAGTAATAGAGCTAAACCATATAGGGAAAGATAAAGAACCTATAAGGGGAACATAAAGAGAGTTTAAACCCTCGCAGCTTCCATCAAGCCAAACCCCTATACGCACACACACGGGCTAAAAGCGTACCAACTGTAGGCATTAATACCCTTGCGAGTTAATAGGCGTACAAGTTGTAGGTATTTAAAGGCGTACATAGGGGGGGGCATTTGTGAGGGGGGGGCGTCGGGGGCGAGTTGCTGTGTATGTATGTATTTAGACCTCTACCAAGATTTGTAAAATTTGATATTAAAAAGAAAATCTTTTTTATTGACCTACCCTAGTTAATGTCTTATACAGAATATATATTAAATTTGGAAATTTAAAATGACTTCACAAGAAATTTACGCTAGGTTGCAAGAGTCTGCAGACGACAACAAGAAGTTGTGGGCTTTATCGCAGGAGTTTGAGGCTTTGTATAGGAAGCTGGCTAAGGCTGATGAACAGGTTAAGATAGCTACCACCTCGGCAGTAGACTTGGAGGACAAGGATGGACTGCGTAAGGCTGTTTTAGAGCATCTGTTTACAGAGAGTGAGCGTGGCAACGCACAGGCATCGGACAAGCTGGCGAAGCTGGCTGGACTTGGTGAGGAGAAACAGGACATTATTATCGAAGTGGTTAACTACAATGATGTCAAAAAAACATCGACTCCACCTAAAAAGAAAAGCAAAGCTCCAAAAGGGAAATCAAAATCGACTACAAACAAATAATTGATATGCTTAATAGCCTTAGTTACTGTGAGTGTTATAACTGCCATAACTATTTTTTTATACACGAAATATCAGGAACACCATCTGGAATGAATGACCCTACTTATTGTCCATACTGCGGCATAGAATTTGATAATATGGTTGAAGGGGATTTGTAATTAATGAAAAAGGGAACTATGGTTTATGTTGAATGGTGGGACATCGTGGCTGATTTGCACACGGAGAATAACATTGAACCCGCCCTAGCCCAAAGTGTGGGTTGGATTGACACTCACACAAAAAAATACTTGCGTTTGTTTACAACGAAATATAAGGATACAATAGAACTGGCAGACAAAATTGTAATACCAGTTGGTTGCATAAAGGATATAAAGGTGATATAGATGAGAACTTGTTACGAATGTTGTTGTGCTGAAACATCTGACAACCCAATTATTGAGGTTGAGGATGACCACGGCAATGTGATTGAAGCTATGTGTTTAGAGTGCTACACTGAGAAGATGGATGAGGATTCTGATACGCAATGAAGATTCGTATCCCGACGATCTCGCCTAGAGATTATCAAGTACCATTTTTAAAAGCATTTGATGCGGGTACACAGTACTCTGTTATCTCGTGGCACCGTCGTGCGGGTAAGGATGTGACGTCGTTCAATGCTTTGATGAAGCGGGCGATACAAAGACCCGGCAACTATTACTACCTATTCCCGACCAGAGCGTGGGCACAACGGGCATTGTGGGACAATATCTGCGAGTGGGCGGGGGGTAAAAAACTTATTGACTTGCTCTGCCCGCCCGGTGTTGTTTTGCGAAAGAACAATAGCGATTTTTTCTTGGATTTAATCAATGGTTCCCGTATAAAGATAGATGGAACGGACAACTTGAACTTTGTCGGACAGGGAGGGAGCGGTTATGTATTGTCGGAGTTTTCATTGCACAAAGAGGAGGTTAGTGGCTTTCTGGCTCCTATCCTTACGGAAGGTTCTGCATTCGTTATTTTCAATGGCACACTGCGTGGAAAGTCGAATCATCTATGGCGACTGTACGAGAATAACAAAGAACGTAAGGATTGGTTTACTCAGTGGTACACCCTTGAGGACACCAAGACTGCTTACTGGGTTGGGGATGGTGTATCAATTAATCCTGAACTGGCTGGAAAGATTAATCCATACGACGGTAAACCTTTTAAAAATATCCAAGAAGATGTGGATAGCGGAATTATTTCTTACGCAATGGCAAGGCAAGAGTATCTCAATGAAGCCGTATCACAGGTAGAGAACAGTTATTATGGTCACGAGCTGCAAATCCTCAGGAATGAAGGGCGTTTTGGAAACTATAGTGGCTCTGGACGAGTCTATACCTTTTGGGACTTGGGAACTAGTGATGCTACTAGCATTGTGTTTGCTCAGTTGGTCGATGGAAAGCCCTTTATTATTGATTACCACGAGTCCACAGGTAAGAAGATTGAGGACTACGCTACAGTAATCAACAGCAAAAACTACAATTATGGTGGACACTACGCCCCACACGATGTATCCAAGCGTATGTTGTTCGGTGATCTGGTTACCAGAGCCAAAGAGGTGGGTATAGACTTTAGAAGAGTACCAAAGACCAACTCAGTCTTGCAAGATATTGAGATATGTAGACGTATGATGCGTGATGTTTGCATCCACGAGCGGTGTCAAGACTTGCTAGAACATCTAGATAGCTACCGTGAGGGGTCAGCAGGGCGACCAGTACACGATGCACACTCCCACGGGGCGGATGCCTTCCGCACTATGGTAATGGCAATCCATTTAAACTTAGTAGAGTCGTACTTAGGAGAAGGTATGGCTAAGAACCTACCGACGAGAGTTGGTTCAGCACAGGAGTACGTCAATGAACACGCCAATACAGAAAGCCAAAGACCGCTATGGGAGCGAGTTAGAGGAATTGATACATCACTACTCGACAACTGGGGTGGTGTATAGCGACAACCGCTTGTTTGTTATGGCGGTTATGCACAATAAAAATCTTTTAGAAGGAAAAAACTCTGAAAAAGAACTTGACAAACTTGATTGCTGGTATGTACATTATGCAGCAGGAGACATAAAACGTCTATATGAGATTTGCCCATACGAGTTAACTTGGGTTGCGTTTGAACGAGGGGACAAACCCTTGAAGTTTTATAAACTGGACAGGATCAGGAGATTAAGTTATGGGTCGAGATAGTAGCACACCCCCGCCACCACCACCACCAAAAGCCCCGCCACCGCCAGCAGAGGATGTTACGGCAGAAGTAATTGCACCTACTATGCGTCAAGAAGCGGCTCGTCGTCAAAGAGCAGGAGCCTATGTTACTAGAGGGCAAAGGATGGGAGCGGGTGGACAATTGTTGGGTGCAGCACCTATCCAACTAGCTAACGTTAGAGCGGCTGCACAGGCTGCTAAAAGTACACCAATAGCCGAAGCTAAAACGATTGAAACTTTTGATCCAATATATACTCAAAAAATTGAAGCAGCTCGTAGTTCTAGTGGAAAACAAAGTCAAAAACGAAAGAGAGTAGAAAACAGAAAAAGAGAAAGACAAACAGCTTATGACAAGTATTTAAAACAACGTCAAAAAGGTATTGCAGCTCGAAACAATGAATCTATAAGCCCTGAGGGCGGGATGATAATTTAATGGAAGTATCTTCTTTAATTACAATGTATAAGCGTGAGAAGTCTAGCTCTGAACGGCAGAACTTCGAAAATCTTTACGAGTCAGCGGCAGAGTTTTGCAACCCAAGTGCTGATAACATCCAAAGCAAACGATCTAAGGGTCAGCGGGATGATGAGCAACGTATAACCGACATTGGTATCAAAGCTCGTCGTATGTTCACGGCTGGTATGATGAGCCACTTATTTCCTCAGGGGCAGAACTGGATTCGTGTTGTACCGCAGAACCGTGACCTACAGCAGAGCGACAACGTGGTGCGGGCATTAAGTTCTGTTACTAAGAAGTTTGTTCGGGCAATCGAAGAGTCTAACTTCTATGAAGAGATGGGACAATGTATTGACCATTGTGGTTACATTGGTACTACATCGCTGTATTGTGAGCCAACTGCGAAGCGTATACTTAACTTCCGTTCGCACTATATCAATCAATTTTACTTCTGCGAAAACTATCTAGGTGAGGTTGACACAGTTATCCGTGAGTTCAAGCTAACTGCTCGTCAGGCTGTTCAGCAGTTTGGTGATGATTGCCCTGAAAACATCGCTGATTTAGCACAAGACCCTAAGAGTTCTACAAAAGAATTTACATTTATCCACATTGTAATGCCTCGAAACAAGTTTGTACCCGACTCACCTGAGAAGACTGAGAAGCCTATTGCTTCATATTATATTTCTCTGGAGGGTAGCAAGTTGGTTCTGGAGTCAGGGTTTGATGAAATGCCCTACTCGGTGGGTCGGTTTTATAAAACAAACTATGAGAAGTACGGACGCTCACCTGCGTTGGAAGTATTTGCTACAATGCCTATGATTAACCGTATGGAAGTGTCCCGCATCCGTGGTGCAGAACGTGTTTCCAATCCACCGTGGTTGGCTCCGAATGACGGAAGTGTTCGTCGTATCAGCAACGATTCTGGTTCTATCATTTACTGGAACGCTGGCAACCCGCTATCCAAGCCTGAGCAGTTACGCCCAATGGATAACGTAATCGTCAACGACCAGATGATTGAAAAGAAAGAGCAGGAGATTTTAGATGCGTTCTATGTTCCGCTGTTCAACCCGCTTCTTAATAAGCAAAATATGACAGCGTTTGAGTCGCAAGAAAGACTTAACTTATCTTTGCAATTCTTAACACCTGCGGTGAACCGTTTGAATAAATACTTTGTTACACCAATCTTAGAGCGTTCGTTTGGTATTATGCTACGAGCGGGTATGTTCCCAGAGCTTGAAATAGAAGAACTATCTGGTGCGACTCTTGAGTTTGACTTGGTTGGTAAAGCATCTATCGCTTCACGGCAGATTGAGTTGTTTGGAACAATGACAGCAATGCAGCAAATGATGCAGATTGCACAGTTTAAGCCAGAGATTCTAGACAACGTAAATGCAGATAAAACTGCAAGATTTATTCAAGAAGTTAATATGGTTCCGATTGACCTACAGCTATCAGAAGCAGAGGTTGATGAAATTCGTGGTCAACGTGCTGAAGCACAAGCTGCTGCGGAACAACGGGCTAATGCACAAACTTTAAGTGACGCATACGTCAAAACTCAAAAGACTCCTGAAGAAGGTTCGGGTGCTGAGTTAATTGAACAAATAACACAACAAGCAATGGGTGGTTAATGGATATAATTGATAAAGTGACCTACGACTTTATGTGGGACAGTGAGAAGGATTTATCAGAAGAAACAAGACGAGCGTTCATTGAGGTCTTTGACCCGGCAAATAACAACGCTTGTTTGGTAGCTAGGTTTCTTGTGCAGATTTGCAAGTGGGAAGATTACACCGAATACAACGACCCCATCATTGAATCTAAGATGAACTCTCTACGGAGTGTGATTCTATCTATTAAAAAACAACTCAATATGAAAGAAATAGAGAGGGAAGATTATGAGTGAAGAAGTAACAACTGAAGAAGTAACGACAGAAGAAGTAGTGGAAACACCTGTTGAGGAAAGCAACACACAGCCAGAGTCATTTGTTGGCTCTATGTTAAGCCAGATCGAGGATGACGAAGTAAAAGATGCTGGCTTTTGGAAGAACTTGGAGGGCAAAGATGCTACAGAAGTTGGAAAGTACATTAAGGAGCTTCAGAGTTTCGCTGGTAAAAAGGGTGATATACCTAAACCTGACGCTACGGAAGACGAGTGGGCTGAGTTTTATGGCAAACTTGGTCGCCCTGAAAGTACTGACGGATATGATTTTACGGTTGGTGATGAGTTTCGAGAACTTGTTGGCGAAGATTCGGCTCCATTCTTTGAGAAAGCGGTTGAGGGGTTTAAAGAACAAGCATACCAAATGGGAGCTAGTTCAGAAAAAGCTGAGGGACTTGTTGATTGGTATCTTGGAATGGTTGCTCAAGAAATCGAAGAATCCAACACAGCAATGAAGGAAGCCGACGAGGCTATGGATAAAGAGCTTCGGGGTGAGTGGGGTGATGGCTACGATGGTATGATGAATGGCATTACTGCTATGCTTAAAGCCAACGGTATGCCAGAGGAAAACTTGCAGTTTGCAGTCGACTCTGGACTACTGCGTGACCCTGCACTTGCAACCACACTAGCTAATATTGCTACACGCTTCCAAGACGACCCTGAAATTGGGCATCATCAAACAAGCACGATGGCAGGATTAACAGATCAGATATTTGATGTTGAAACAGAAATCAAAGGATACATCAAAAGGGGCGAAAAGATTCCTTCCCATATTCTGGAGAAAAGAAATACTCTAGGTGAAAAGCAATTTAGATTGAAAGAAAACAGATAAAAAGACTTGACATAAAATTATAATATGTTAAAGGTATATGCAACGAAGGGTGGACAATCGCAAGACCCACCTAAGTTGCCGTCCAACCAGACGTTAAATGGTAGGCAAGACCTCCTTGTGAGATAATCAGAGCCGATTAGTGTATTATTAATTAATTGAGCCTAAACTTAAAACAAGGAGATTATAATGGCTTTTTTGAATGGAATTGATACTGCGTTTGTTAATCAGTATGGCAAGACTCTTGATCTTGTTGCTGAAACAAAAGGCGGTAAGTTTACTGGTATGTCTCTTGAAGACACCGTAACTGGTGAAGATGCATACTACGATCAGTTGGGATCTGTATTTGCTACAGCAGTAGTTGATTCAGGATCAGACACAGATTCACCTAGCGATAGCATTTCACACTTGCGTCGTAAGTTGGACTTAACTAACTATGAAGTTGGTTTGTTGCTTGACCGTTTCGATAAGGTTCAGACACTCATCAACCCTGAGTCTGAGTATGTTATGCGTCAGGTTTCTTCTTTGATGCGTAAGAAAGACATTGAGTTCATCAAGGGTGCATTAGGTACTGCTTCTACAGGTAAAGCTGGTGCTGGTTCTGCTGACTTAGCTGCTGGCAACAAAATCTTGCAAGCAAACGCAGGTCTTACAATCGACAAGATTCGTGAAGCTCGTGCTATCTTGCAGAAGAATGGCGTTGACCTAGACGACCCACTAAACGAAGCATACTTGGCAGTTACTCCTACACAGATCGAAGATTTGTTGGGTGCTGAAAAGGCTACATCTGCTGACTTTATGAATGTTAAAGCATTGGTTTCTGGTGCTATTGACACATTCTATGGTTTCAAGATTGTTGTTTCTAACTTGCTTCCTTTCGTAGCTACAAATACTAATGTTGCTAACCTTACTTGGTCTGCATCTGACGTTCCTGCGGTATCTTCTACCGACGACAACGTTCGTGTTAACTTTGCTTGGGTTAAGTCTGGTATCCGTACAGGTGTTGGAATCAACATTGAAACTGATGTTGCGAAACGTGCTGACAAACGCTTCAACTACTACGCTTACTCTGCAATGCGTTGCGGGTCTGTTCGTATGGAAGAAGACAAAGTTGTTCAGATTCAAGTTTCTGAAGCATAATTAAACTTGGGGGCTTTCAGCAACCTTCTCTGCTGATGTAAGCCCTCCATTTTATTTTTTTGGAGGTAGTATGACTAAAGTAGAGATATGTAATCACGCCCTGCTTAAGATTGGAGCAGACACTATTGCCTCCCTTGACATCAATCAGAATGACCAAGAAGCGGTTGTGCAGAGTGCAAAGCTCTGTAATATCTTTTTTAATCAAGCATTAGAAGAAGTACTAAGAACCTATCGGTGGAATAGTGCATTAAAACGTGCGGAACTTCCTAGACTAACTGAAGTACCAGCATTTAAGTTTGAATACAAATACCAACTACCCAACGACTGCGTTCGGGTTGTTAATGTATATGAGGATAAGAAAGCCTACGATGATCGCACAGAATGGGTCGTAGAAGGGCGTACAATCCTTTGTAACTACGAAACTGTTTACTTATGCTATGTACACCTACCTGAAGATGTAAACACGTTAGACGCATTCCTAACGCAAGCTGTAGTGCAGAACCTAGCTATTAAGCTATCAGTTCCTATGCAGCTCGATCAAGTAATGCAAAACAATTTGATTTCAGAATACAACAACGTAATACTTCCACAAGCCCGAAGCGTTGATACATTAGAAAACAAGTATTGGGAAATGGAAGAAAGCGACTTTTTACTTTCACGGTTTCATCAAGATACTAGATTCTAATGGCTATTAATTACACACAGGCGTTCAATGCGGGTGAAATATCTCGGAAGATGGATGGTCGTAATGACCTAGAGGTTTACAAAACTGGTTGTCGTGATCTTGACAACTTTTTTGTATTACCACAGGGCGGTGTAGAACGTAGAGCGGGTACAGAGTTTATCCAGTTTGCGGGTTCTGGAAATACACCAGACGGCACTAATCCAGCTCGTATGATTGAGTTTGATTTTTCTAGTGACATTCGTTTTGTTATAGAGCTAGGTACAAGTTACGCTAAAGTACATTACACAGATGACTCAGGTGTTGACCAAGTAGTTAATGTAACAGGAACCGTACCTGCTTATACTAGTACAGAACTACGACAGATTCAGTTTAACCGCAAGTACGATACATTAATTCTTACTTGTCCTACAAAAGAAACTCAAGTCTTAAAAAGAGCAACCATTACTCCTACATTTACTATTGAAGAAATTTCTTTTGTTTATCCTCCTTTGCAAGAAGTAAACATTACATCTACCACTATTGATGTTTCTACTTTAAATTCTGGAAATCAATATTCTGGTGTTGTAACTTTAACTCCAAGTTCAGAAATATTTTTTGCAGGTCACGTTGATTCACATTGGGCTATCGATCATATTCGTGCGGCAGATAAAAAAGAAATTACACTAAGCTCAAATGGAACAGCACAAAGTGACCCATTAGATGTTAGTTTTTCTAATTGGTCTTTTGAAACAGATGAAACTTGGAAAGGTTCTGTTGTTATACAAAGACGAATAGATGGTGGTAGTTTTATAGATTATGTTGTTATAGGTGATACTACTGGAGGTGTAGCAAGAAATTTTAAATATGCTTCTGATACACCAGAAGGTGCTAATACAGAAATAAGAATAAGTGTTGTAATAGCTACAAATACTATAAGTGCAAGTATAGAAGCAGAAAATGTTTATCATAAAGGTATAGTAAAAATTACAGCAGTAGATGAATCTGCAAATCCAAATACTGCAACAGCTACAATAGTATCACAAATACAAGGAGGTCAAGCTGACCCTGATGCTACCCTGCATTGGTCTGAAGGTGCTTTTTCTACCTATCGTGGGTTTTGCCCTGCTACAGAATTTTTTGAAAACAGACTATGGATGGCAGGTTCTAAAGATCAACCAGCAGATATTTTTGCTTCTGTGTTTGGTGAAATATTTAACTTCCTATCCGGTACACTATCAACTGATGCAATCAAGCGTACAATCGATTCACCAGAAGAACCGAAGTGGTTGGAAAGCAAACGATATTTATTCTTGGGTACAGCGGGTACAGCAGTATCTATTCGTTCGGCAGACCGTGACTCTTTAATTACACAAAACAACATTACTACGTTAGTAGAAAACGCATACGGCTCTGCTGCATTGCAAGCTGAAGTAGCTAACGATGTTATTGTATATGTGCAACGTGACGGACTAAAGGTGCGTGAGTTGGTTTATTCGCAGGGTGAAGATACCTTTGTTGGTAACGATCTTAACTTGATTAGTGAGGACATTACTGAGTCTGGTATTGTTGAAATGTTTGTTCAAAAACAACCTAACCAGTTTATTTGGTGCATAAAAGAAAACGGTGACGCTTGTGTGCTAACTTATGAGCGTGGGCAAAATGTTCGTGGGTGGGCAAGAATCGATACAGATGGTGAGTATTACAGTGCAGCATCTATTCACAATGGTGGCGAAGATATTGTATGGGCTTGTGTAAAACGAGATAGCAAGTACTGCATTGAGAAGTTTCATCCCCGCAAAGATTTAGATTGGTATGTAGATTCTGGTAAAAAACTGGACAGCGGCACAGCTAAATCTATTAGCTCTTCTGATATTACTACTGATATTGTTATAACAAGCAACTCACACGGATTTTCAAATGGTGACTTTGTAGAGCTTACTGGGACTATATCTAGCCAGTTAAACGAAACACCATATAGAGTATCTGATAGTACTACTAACACATTTAAAATAAAAGCAACAGATAACTCTGCATACATTCGATATAATACTCCTCAAAATATTATTGCAGATGGCTCAAGCATATACTCTGGAACTTGGGAGTTAGTTGATGGAGGTATACAATCTTGGCAAGAAGAAGTTATGGGAAATCCTGTAGGAGATGTTGTAAAATATCGTAGCTATAAATGGGTATTAAAAGATTCTGCTGAGGGATCAGAAATATTTTTATCTACAACTGATGGTCAAAGTTACCAATGGGATTTATTAGAAGGACAAACTGGCAATCAATACACTTTAAGCAGTAGTGTTTTAAATCCTTTAAATAGGATTAACATTCCGTGGTGGGAAGAGTCTCTTGGTTCAACTGTACTTAATAGTTATAACTTTAGCTTTGGCTCTGGTGCAACAGTACAAGCTGTTTACAATGAGATTACAGGGTTAAATCACCTTGAAGGAAAAACGGTTCAAGTTGTTGGAGATGGTTCGTTTATAGAAGAAGCTACAGTATCCAGCAATAAAATTACAACAACAGATTATTATAGTACTTTACTTGTTGGATTGCCCTACACTTCTACGTTGCGTCCTATGCCTATCGAGCCAGCGTTGTATCAAAAGTTATCACAAAGCCGAGTCAAAGCTATAGCTAAGATTATTGTTCGGTTTTTTAAGACTAAGGGTGCTAAGGTTGGTGAAGCTGGGAGGCAACTAACAACATTCCCCGTAGCAGATACACAAGATTCATCCGGACAGGTTATTGATTTGAAAACTGGACAACAGAGATTCTTTGTGGGGTCAGATTATGAGCGTGAAAAACTAATAGAAGTGCGGCAAGACTTACCATACCCAATGACGGTATTAAGCATAGCAACGCACGTTAATGCGGAGGGTGCGTAATGGCGGCAGAAGCGGTAGCGGGAACAAAAGCGGCAGGTGCATTTAGTCCTGTAGGATTAGGAGTAATGGCGGCTACTTCATTAATTGGAGGTTTATTTGGAAGAAGTGCTGCTAAAAAACAAGCTAGAAAAGCTAAGCAGATTGGTGAGTACAACGCTAAAGTTGCGATGATACAATCTGAAGCTGAACAGGATGCAATAGAATTTACATCTAAAAGATTAATGAAACAACAACGTGAGTTTAAAAGTACTCAACGTATGAGTATTGCAGCTAGAGGTGGATTAGTATTTGGAACTGACTTGCTAAGTTTAATTGAATCTGCTAAAGAAATGCAACTTGATTTGTTAGAGTTAGAACGTCAACAAGATATTGCACGAATTAGCGGGGAAACACAGGCACAAATGGCTAGAATGGGAGCAGAGGCACAGGCATCAGCATATAAAGCACAAGGTCGTCAGGCTATGATTGGTGGCGTATTGGGTGCAGCAAATGCGTTATCTTAGATGGGAGGAAAATAATGGCTATTTCACTTAAAAAATATGACAGACAAGTAGGGGTGTCGGCTCAAACTGGAACTCAAGCTATTAGCGGTGCAACAGCTAGTGCAATGATTCAAGCTGCTGGTGCTGATGCTCAAACTTTAGCAACGGTTGCTGGAGCGGCTGGTGATGTATTTGATGTTTTTCAAAAACAAAAAGAGGCTATTAGAAAAGAAACAGAAGAAATACAAAGCAAAAACGAAGTGCAAAAGTTTAATGTTGAATATACTAATATGCAAACAGCACTTAAAGATTCATTAAAAGATGTTAAAAATGAAGAAGAAGCAAATGCGTTAATTAATACCTTTACTCAAGATGTAAATAAACTTGTTGATAGCAATACATATCTTCCGCAATCTATGCAGGATATTAATTATTCAAGAATAGGGGAAGATAAAAGATTTGATATAGAAGCTATTGCGGCAGTAGGTGCTAATAATACTTTAGAAAGAATTAATACTTTAGAACTTATAAGAGCAGAATCCGAAACAGGTGCAAGAACCGAAGCTGAATTTAATACAGCAACAGATGAACTCATTGGTCTTTCAAAAGAGTACACTCCAGCTTGGGCTACTAAACAAAAGGCAGACTTTAGTAATAACTTAAATAAAAATTTAACTTTTCAAAAATTAACAGTAGATATGAATAATGACCCTTCAAGAGTTATTCAAATATTAACAGAACAAAGAGAAGGAAAAGAACCAGAAGGTTCTTATAATGGTTTAGATGAAGGAGAATTAAAAGTAGCTTTAAATGAAGCTAGGCAGGTTTTAGGTAGACAACAAAATCAACAAGCAACAGAATTCTTTTTAAATAAAAATTATCAAAATCTTTTAGTATCCGAACAAATAGCTTCAGTAGAAATAGCTATAGCTAATAATAATTTGCCTGAAAAACAGGGATTAGCTGAAATAAATAGATTAAAAAATAATATTCCTTTAGAGGGGAAGCATATAACAGAACTTCAACGAGCTAAAGAAGATATTAGATCAGCTTTTATTAATAATAAAGAAGATCAAATATCTACTATTATTGATAAATATACGTCTGATCCTGATTTACCACCTCAATTTATGAGTCAATTAATGAGTTATGCTTTAAATAAAACTTTAATAACAGAAAGATATGAAAATCCAAATTATAAAGATGTTATGGCAGTTTTTGAAGCATCGTTAAGTACAGATATAGCGAAAGGAGAGTTAATAACTAGTCCTAATTTTATTATGAATTTGGGAAGTAAAATAATGGGAGAAGCAGTCTGGGGAGATATGAATACAACAGAAAGAAAAGAGTTTGTTGCAGAACTTTCTAGGTATGCTATGTCTGATTTTCAAAACGCTATGGAAATTTGGGTTAGTAGTCAACCTAAAATGCCTTCGAGACAAGAAGTTAGAAAAAGAGCAATGACTGAAATGAATCGTGTTAGAGAAAAATATAACACAGAAAGTATTGCTTCTTTAATTGATGAGTATAATTTATTAGATGAACCTGTAGTTGAACCTGTGGTTGAACCTGTAGGTGAAACAAAAAATTGGAATGATTTAAAGGATTAAATAATGGCTATTAGAGATATAAGACTTCCTAATGGTTCTGTAATTAAAAATGTTCCTGAAGGCACTTCTAAAGAAGAAATTAAAAGAAAAGCTATTCTTAATGGTTTAGCTAATGAAGAAGATTTTAATATATTAAAAAAACCTGCGGTTGAACCTGTAGTTGAGCCTAAAGTTGAACCTGTGGTTGAACCTGTGGTTGAGCCTGTAGATAAAGAAGAATTTAATTTATCCTCTTTTATATTAAAAGAAAAAGATGATAATGTAGATTTTACAGCCTTTCCTCAATTAAAAGAAGTTTACAATAAAGAACAAGTAAAACAAATGCCTAGTATGCAACAATTTACTGAAGAAGAACGTGAAGTTGTTGCTGACATAATAGAAACTTCTTTTCTTGGCAATGCGGCGGCAGGTGAATTTTTAGAAGATCAAGTATCTGATAGAACTCCTTTAGCTATAGGTATTGGTTTTGGTAAAGCTATATTTGGTGGAGTAGGTGGATTAGCTGATTTAATTGGTGCAGAAGAAGATAATTATTTTAATAAAAAAGTTCAACAATTTGAAGCAATTCAACAACAAGGTTTAAATGAAGCTTTATTAGAAGGTGACAAAAATAAATTTTATCAACGAACTATTAAAAAGGGAGTTGGTGATATTGCAGGCAATTTTATTTTAATAGGTAAAATGATGCAAGCTGCAAACTTTTTGCTTAAAGGAAAAAAACTTTCTATTATAGCAAAAGGTAAATCTTATAAAGAATTATTTAAAATAACATCATTACGTTCTGGTTTTATGGGTGCTTATACTTATTTAACTACTACTGGCGATCAAGAAACTAGACTTAAAAATGCAGCCATAATGGGTGGTCTTTCTATGACACCTGCTTTTACTTCTTTATCAAAAACAAATTTTAGAGCTATTATAAAAGATATAGGTGCTAATGCTACAGGGTCTTTAGTTTTTAGATGGAAAGATGCACAAGAAAAAGCAAGATTAATGGCTGTTCAAGTTGCTGGAGAAAATGCTACTGAAGAAGAAATATTTGAAATAGAAAAACAATTTTTAATGTCAGAAGGAATACAACTATTTACTGCTGATGTTGTGTTTGGTGTTATGACTAGGCGTGTTCAAACTAATGTAAAACTTCCTGAATATTTACCTGTAGTTGGTGGGTTTGAATTTATGCCAGCGCCTAAAGCAAAAGGTGTAAAAGTAACAAAACAAGAACGGCAAAAGGCAATTAAAGAAGTTGAGGATAATCCTGTATTAAAAACAAGTGAAGATATAGCTAAAACAATTTATGAAAAAGGTTCTACAGATGCAGAGCTTGCACCTCAAAAAGTATCTACAGATATATTAAATTTAGAAACAGCATCATATAATCAAATTAGAGCAGAAGCAAAATCTTTAGGAATAAAAGCTGGTGGATCAGGTGTTACTAAAGAAAAATTAATTGTTGATATTAGTAATGCTAGAAAAAAAGCAGCAAAAGTAGAAGCAAAAGAAATTAAAACAAGTTCTAATAAAATTGAATCAGAAAACAGAAAAGAAATTTATAAAAGCGTTGAAGCTAATTTACCAAAAAAACAACCTAAAAAAATAGAAGTTATTGATAGACCTGAAACAGGCGTAAAAGGTGTTGTTAGAAATTTAGTAAGTCAAGGAAGAAAATTTGTTACTATAGATAATATTGTAGATTTACTTGACGGAACTAAAGGTAAGTATGGTGGTAAATTGTATAATTCTGTTGTTACTCGTAGAAGAGAAGGAAGATCAACTGCTTTAAAAAATACTCAAGCAAGAATAGGTGCATTTAATAATTTATTAAAAAATCTTAAATTTACAGCAAGAGATTTAAGTAAACGGGTTTCTTTTTATAAAGGGTATCAAAAATTATCTTTATCTGAATTAGCGGGTATATATGCTAAATCAAAACAAAAGGGTGGTTATGATGCTATTCTTAATGGAAACTTTAAAAAAGATACTAATGCTTTAAATGCAGCAATAAAATATGTTGAAGATAATGTTAATTTAAAAAAAATAGCTGATTTTATTATAGCAGATTATGCAGCTCATAGACCTAGATTAGCCGAAGCTTATGCTAGATATACAGGAAAAGTGTTAGCTAAAATTGATTATTATACTCCTTTATTTAGACAAGACGCAGAATTTAAACGTGGATCAGATGATATACACGATATGTTTTCTGGCAAAAAAAATGATAATAATAATGGTATAGCAAATCCATTTACTAAAGAACGTGTTAAGTCAAACGCAAAAGTAAATCTTGATTTATTTGGTGAATATAAACGTATGGTAGATATGCAAGAACATTATATGACGCAATATGATGTTGTAAAAACATTACGAGGTTTAGCTACAAACAAAACAACAGCTCCTTTAATTAAAAAAGCTTACGGAAATTCTATATTAGAAGAATTAAAATCTCACGCAGATGTAGTAGCTAATCCTAATTTAGGTTATACTATAGGAAATAAATTAAGCAGAGGATTAAGAAAAAATGTTTCTACTGCTTATTTAGCATATAACTTTAAAACAGTTTTAAAACAGATTCCATCTTACTTTAGATATATGGAAGAACTAGGTGGTGGTGCAGAAGGTTTTACTAGATTAATGGTTTCTTTTGCCGAATCAACTGTAAACCCGGAAATAAGAAAATTTATTTTATCTAATGATCCTGTATTAAAACAAAATACAATCGATAGTATTCTTAATGATTTTAGAAATAAAAATCCTAAATTATTTCAAAAAATATTAGATGATGGTGCTATGCTTGGTTTTAAAGCTATTATGAGAATGGACTTAGAGGTAAAGGTTGCAGGTTCTTATGCTGTATATAAAAAAGCAAGAGCTGATGGAAAAACTAAAGAGCAAGCTTTAAATTTAGCAAGAGATGCTACATCAAGAACACAGCCTACAAGTTTACCAGAAGAGTTACCAAGTATATATAGAAACGAAGGAGCTAGATGGTTTCTTATGTTTACAAACCAGTTAGTAAAAAATACTAATGCTCTTTTTGTTAGATACCCACGTTTAGCAAAAAACTTTAAAGACGCAGAATCCAGAGAAAAGGCAGCAACACTTTTAACATCATTAGGTTTATCTGGTATGGGTATATGGATTATAGACAATGATTTAAAACTACCTGAAAGTCCAGAAGAACTTGCTGATGCTGCCCTTCAATTAATACTTACAGCAGGAACACCCTTGGGAAATGTAGCTAACCAAACAAGAAAAGGATATGAATATGAAATTCCTGTTATTGCGGGAGCTAAAGCTGCTACACAAACTTTTTCTAAAGCTATTAAGGGTGAAGAACTTAAATGGCGTGATTTTGAAGATGGATTAGCATTAGCTGGGTATCCAGTAACGCTTTCAAATAGAATTAGAAATGCTGCTGAAACTGGAAATCCATTAGAAATACTTGGAATATCTGAAGATAATGAGCCTATTAATATAGATTTAGGAATGAAATATAATTAAAAGAAAAATAATCTTGACATTAATATAAAGAGTTTAATATAACAACAAGCGAGGTTTGGTTATGGCATTGTCTGGTACAACAAATAAACAGAGTTTTTCCCCAGCAGCGGGAACAACATCTTTGACATCTAGTTTACCTTTTTTCGATACAGTTCTGGCTGGTGATTCGGGTACAACTAAGAAGTTTGGTGACATCAAGGTTGCCAGAGAAACATCTGCTGGTGTGATCACACAGCTTACTCCCACATCAGGCGTGGTCGGTGCTGATAACTTTAAGATCGCAGCAACCAATGGCGACCCAGCACAGGGTTGCACAGTAACAATCGCTAGTTCTACTGCTGGTGACAAGTACACAGTCGAGCGTGACGTTGCATACACTCAAGAGTACGACCTACAGGAAGGTGCAACCATCGACCCCACAGCGTTGAACAAAGCGTTTGACCGGGTTGTAGCACAGAACCAACAGCAGAATGACGAGTTCAGTCGCTCAATTACATTCCCTGTAACCGATGCGGACACTACCACATATAACGTGGACTCATCTGCCACAGATCGTGCTGGTAAGATTTTAGGATTTGACTCCAATGGTAGCATAACAGAGCTTGCACAGATTCAAGGTTCTGCATCCGTTGATACTAGCCGTGGCTTGCAACTTGTTAACAATCAAGTAGGCGTTAAGGATGATGGCATTACCAACTCTCTTATAGCTGATGATGCGGTAGATACAGCACAGATTGCTAATGACGCTGTTGAACAAGCCCAGATTGCAGACAATGCGGTAGGTACAGCACAGGTTGCTGATAGTGCTATCACTAAGGCTAAGATTGAAAACGTGACTAATATGCGTGTATTGGGTAACACAAGTGGCTCTACTACGGCACCACAAGAAGTTGTTGTTAATGACGAAGATAATATGGTTTCTGATAGTCCAACTGCTCTTGCTACACAGCAATCAATTAAAGCGTATACAGATACTATAGTAAATGCTAGGGCGGCAGACCCATTAAGAGGATATAATAATTTAAGTCATTCAACTACTAACAATACAATATTTGAAAATAATACAGGTAGACCATTGTTTGTTTCTTTTGGGTTACACTCAAGTAATGATATCAGTCAGCTCGATTTAAATATAAGTACAAATAGTGATATGAGTAGCAGCATTTTGATTAGTCAATTTATGATTTTAAGTGATTCTTCAGGAGATTCAGAGGCAACCGTTAGCGGTATTGTTCCTGCTAATTATTATTGGAGAGTAACTTATTCCTCAACAGATCAATCAAATATGCACCATAGAAGTTTTCAATTATAACATAAAGGTAAGGTAAGGTATGATAGATATAATGTTAGCACAAGACAGATACAATAATAATATGCAGTATGCACATTTGAATGTATCACAAGCACAAAACTTAGCAGCCGCATCTACAACTATATGGGATGCAGGTAGTGATCGTCACGTTGTAATCACACCAACAGCAGCAGATGCTTATGTATCGGTAACACCTAATGGGACATCTACTGTTCCTGATGGGACTGGTACTGGTTACAGCCTCGGCAAGCTAATTACATTTGGGAGTTCTTACACTACTATTGTTCGTGCAGGTGAGCGTATTGCTACCTCTGCGATAATTAATGTGGTGTCAATCGGAGAAGTGTAATGAACTTTGGTTCGTTTGGAGCGGGCTTCGGTTCATTCGGTGCTGGTGTTGGAGGGTTATTGCCTTCCTTCACCAACATAACGTCTTGGCTTAAAGCACCTACGGCAGATGGCAAAACGCTTGCAAACAGCAAGGGTACGGATGCTAACCTGACTGGTGTCAACTGCCTCGACTTTGATGGTACAAATGATTTTGTTTCTTTTAGTGTAGGTGGTTTTAACACAAGTGCATTTACAGTTAGCTTTGTTTATGAAGCTCCCTCTACTCTTGTAAATGATGATGACATATTATCTCAGTCAGCAGGATCAGGCACAGGCAGAGGATGGCTTCGTGTAATGGCTAATGGCTCTATTAAAACTTTTCTTCACGGAAAAGGAGGTGCGTTAGTAGCTGATGCAGGGTCAATATCCGCAGATACAAAATATGAATTATCTTTTGCATATAACGGCTCTAACTCAATCCAACTAACTATTAATGGTGTTGCTGAATCTGCGTTATCTGTCAGCTCAGAAGATTCAGAAGCTACTGGTGATCTTAATTTAATGAAAGGTCATACTTCTGGAACAACTACTTGTGCGGCAGGAAAAGTGTCAAACTTTAAAGTTGTTGTTGGTCTTGATACTTTAGTACACGCACCATTAGCAGAAGGCTCTGGCACTAAAGCATACGATGTAAGCGGTAATGGACATCACGGAGTAATAACAACTGCTACTTGGACTACACTTAACGGAGTCGAGTCTTGGAATCACGAGTATGGTTTTGATACAGATATACTTAAAGGTTACGAAGGTTATTGGGATTTAACTTCTAGCGCTAGTGGTGCTTGGACAATAAATGAATCTAATCTTACATTAACAGGTAACACAGGAACTTCTAGCAGAATTAGGCAAGTTGTTGATGGGTTAGTTTCTGGCGACACCTTGGTTGTATCTGGTACTATAGTGCAAACAGGGGGAGCTGGCTCTGATGCTGATGTAGCTATATCATCAAGCTCGGCAGGATGGTCTGAAGGGTCTGTATTCTTAGGCGGTGAAATAGGTACATACACTTTTTCTACTACTCTTAATGCTACTTCAAGCACTTGTGATATTCAACTTATTGTACTTAATGGTGCTAATGTAGTTATTAGTGACCTTAAGTTTACTGTTGTTAAAAAAATACCCGCACTCAACACCAAAACTAAACAGGTTGCTACCTTTGATGGTGCGGCTGACGAGATAAACACAGGTTACAACCCTAGCGGTGACTTAATAATAGATGCTAGAATAAAGGCAGATACTGTTACTGGTACAAGAACTATTCATCAATGTAATGGAAATGCAGGATACTTTTTTAGAATTAACGATGGAGAATGGCAGTTATATGCTGGGAATGGTTATGTGTTTTCAGCTAGTACAGGAATAGACCCTGCAACAGAAACATTATATGATACTCGTGTAGAATATACAGCATCATCAAACGCTTGGGTAGTTAAAGTGAAGGTTGCAACAGATAGCACATACACTACTGTAGGAAGCGGCACAAGAACTCCTACATTTAGTTCAGCTAATCTTATATTAGGACAAAAAGGAGGTACTGGATATTTCGACGGAGAATTTCACTCCTTTAAAATAACTGATGGTGGTACTACTAAAGCTGAATATGACTTCCAAAGCGACATTGGTACAACCACAGTACAGGATTTATCTACTAACAACAATGACGGCACAGTCACAGTAGGTTCTGGTGCTACAGCAACATTCTGGGGTACTCGTGTAGCAGACACAGCAGGTTCGCTTGTGAGTGCAGACTACGCCACAGGTAACACAACTATTAGCAACCTTGGAGGGTTCGTTCATA